AAAGTATCCGGTACAATACGCAGATAACCTTGCGCCATTCTGCCCGGTATGCGGAAGTGCCGAATATATGGAGAACCCAGACGGAAATGAGAATAGCTATTGCGGTAAGTGTGGCACTCTGTTGGACTGGGAGAACATGGAGGATGTGGACGCGGTGGATGTATAACCATATGAACAAAGGAACACGAGAAAAAATATATGGAAAATAAGCTATAAAAAGAAACGAGATGTATCAAGAAAAAATATGGTGATACATCTCGTTTTAGATTTTTTAAAATGAAAATAGGGTGATAGTATATGAACCTTAACCAGATACAAAGAAAACTGCAAGGGGGATTTTATGAACGTAAAAGAAATTAACATAAAAGACATAAGGCCATATGAGAAAAACCCTCGCAAAAACAACAGTGCTGTAGCATATGTAGCAGAAAGCATAAAACAGTTTGGGTTTAAAGTTCCGATAATTATTGATAAAAACAATGTCATTGTTGCGGGGCATACCAGATATAAAGCTGCCAAAAAACTTGGTATAAATACTGTCCCGGTCATTATCGCAGATGACCTTACGGATGAGCAGATAAAAGCATTTCGGCTGGCAGACAACAAGGTCGCGGAACAAGCAGAATGGGACAT